TACCGGACAATGTTGCTGGTACTGAATATTGCAAGCCGCCGCCGAAGGATATGAGCCGCAACAAGCAGAAGTCCTACTGGCACAATCGTTTAGGCTTCTTGCCCAAGGATTGGGAAGATTTCCCCACTCACTACAAGATGCCCATTAAAGACTTCAAGGACTTGCCGGCAGCAAACGTTAACACTGCAAGAACTGCCGAAGACAAAGTGGATACGTCGGGTACCGGTGTTACGACCGAGACGTTGCCCATCATGTCTCCCAAGATCATCGAATCCATCAACCATGACTTCAATAAGGTCTTGGACAAGAACAGCGGTGTAGTCCCACTCGACCCGGAGAAGATTCAGGAAGAGGAAGACAAGCACCCCACATTCGGGGAGGCTACTGGCTTGGGCTTCGACAGTACGGACAAGTGGCCGTTCGCTACTATTCTCAGTCTGTGCGAGAAATATCCCAAAGGTGCTGCCATTCTGCTCTGTAACTATAGAGCGGCAGACTTGGCTCGCATCGAGGAGGCTGCTGGTACAGCCAATGAGGCTATCGAGGCAGAAGCAGTCGAAAGTGCAGAACCGCCGATTACCGACGGTCTATTGATGGGAGAGCCTGAGAAGAAGGCTGTTACAGCCCTTACTCAGAAGGTTACGCATAGCCACGGCATCGTGAAGAAGAAGCGCATCGTAGCATAAGCTAACGTCAACCCACTCAACAGGAGCGTTAGCGTCATGTGGTTCAATAATCCATTTAAGAAGAAACCCGTCGTATGCGACGATGGGTTCCCTAATCAAGATTGGGTGCGTGAGCACCCAGTCCCTTCGTTCACTAACGACATGACTAAGCTGGAAGATAGCGAATGGAAGTATCTGTTCGTCTATAACCATATGATGCGTGGGCATCGTGCCTACGACTTTACGTTGAAAGATTACGTCAAGTATGATCGAGCCATCGGTGTTGCGTACACCAAGTCCACTAGGCTTGTAATGTACAAGAAGCGATTAGGCTTGGGTACATTTCCCATCGTTCTAACAGAGACACGTCCCAGAAGAAATCTAGCAGGAAAGTCTCTCGAAGGTAGAATTAAAGGGGAACTGTATTTAGTTAAGTCTTCACGCTATGAAGAGCTTGACAACTACATGCTGAACGGAGTAGAATTCAGGCGTAAACGTGTCAAACTGTTATTCGCCTACCGACACCAACTAGGCAGATCGGGGGCGGCCGCAGAAGAATTGATTAAGGAAGTTGAAGCCTATATGTATGTCGGGAGACAGACGTATTGGCGCGAGCATATTGATGCAGGTCATATGTTTCCTAGGGTTCAAATGTATGAACCCAATACACGTTATTCGGACGGTCTATTGATGGGAAATTACTTTGCCTTCACTACAAACGAGTACAACGATAGTTGAGAGACACATACCTTGTCCGGTATGTCCGTCTAGTGATGCTTATTGTTTATACGACGATGGGCATGGCTACTGTTATTCATGTAAGTATTTGTATAAACCTAATAAAGAGGAAGAAGCTTTGAATGATTACACCTACGAATATATTGGACATAGAGGCATTAACAAAGAAACATTTAGATTTTATAATTCCATTACTAAAATCAGCGAAAACGGAAAACCTAAGTCCATCGGTTTTAAGTATCCTAATCAAGCTGTTAAAGTTAGAACTCTTGCTTCAAAAGATTTCTACTGGGACAAAAACAGTCCCAGTCCAGAACCCGGTCTATTCGGATTAGATAAGTTTGGTGCGGGAAGTCACAAGTATGTGACGATAACAGAAGGAGAGTTAGATGCGCTCTCTCTTTACCAAGTGCTCAGGTCTCCTGTCGTTTCTGTGCATTCTGCTGTTACTGCTGCTCGTGATTGCGCAGCAGCTCGATCCTGGCTTAACTCGTTCGAGAGAATTTATATTGCATTCGACAATGACTCGGCAGGACGGGAAGCTCTGCGTGACGTGGCCCGCCTTTTTGATTACTCCAAAGTCTACGCCGTAAAGTTCTCCAACCGAAAGGATGCCAATGAATACACGCAGGCAGGAGAGGAGACTAACCTCCTCAACATATGGAGTAATGCAAAGAAGTATCTACCGGAGAGCATTGTATCTTCGTTCTCAGAGTTCGGACGAATATTGGGCGATCCAGTTACAAGAGGAGTTGCGTATCCTTTCCATACGTTGTCAGAACTTACGTACGGCATCCGAACGGGTGAAACGGTCCTCATCACGGCGCAAGAAGGAATAGGTAAGACTGAGATAATGCACGCAATCGAGTATCAACTCTTAAAGGAGACGGACTCAAATGTCGGAGCAATCTTCCTCGAAGAACCCAAGAAACGTCATCTCCAAGCTATCGCTGGCCTGGAACTCAGAAAGCCGGTCCACCTTCCAGACTGCAATGTCACGCCGAGTGAAGTCATTTCTGCGCTGGAAAAGGCTGTGGCAGTGGATGAGCGTCTGCATGTATATAGTCACTTTGGGAGCGACGATCCAGGTGTACTTCTCGACACTATTCGGTTTCTCGTTTCTGCCCGTGCTTGTCGGTATATCCTTCTTGACCACATTACCATGGCTGTTAGCGGGCTTGCGGGTGAAGACGAGAGACGAGCACTAGACTTCCTCTCCACTAAGTTGGAGATGATGGTTAAAGAGTTAGACTTCGCCCTCATAATCGTGAGTCATGTCAATGACTTTGGACAAACTCGTGGCAGTCGTTACATCTCAAAGATCGCAGATATACGCATTGATTGTGTCCGTGATCTGGTTTCTCTCGATCCTGTTATTAAGAACACTACTTCACTTACGATCTCTAAGAACAGGTACTCGGGGAAGACGGGACCCGCCGGAAAGATAGTCTTCGATCCTGAAACGTTTACTATGTCTGAACAAGAGGAGGTTGGGAATGCCGATGCCAGTGGAACCCAGAGCGGAGATCAGAGGATGGCGTTTTAAAGCCTTCCAGAAGCACGGACAAGTCACAGGCTTTGTCTTCAATGACAAAGAAGAGTTCTATACTGACGGCACTAAAGTTACCTTGAATATTAAATCTCGTTCAGAATACAACGATCATTATATTGTTAAAACAATTTCAAACACATTTCTCTTAAAGAAGAGTGAACAGGTATTACGCTAATGGACACGTGGAAAGAGCTGCAATGGTGGGACTGTGGCGAACAACAAGTCATCAAGGAGAAACTCGATGAGCTGGATAAGAGCGGTGCTACTTACTGTCCTGGTCGCGATCATCTGTACGCTGCTATGGAACTATGTCCATACGGGAACACTCACGTGGTTCTCATGGGGCAAGACCCATATCCTAATCCAAAGCTGGCTACCGGACTTGCATTTGACGTCCCTGCATCGGTACGTAAGTACCCTCCTAGCCTACAAATTATCTACGACGAGCTGCAGTCTGACCTTCAAGTAGAACGTAAGAACGGCAGCCTACGTAGTTGGTGTAAGCAGGGTGTGTTCTTATGGAATGCAATCCCTACTTGCTTAGCATGGAAGTCCCTTAGTCATGAGAGATGGACTGAGTGGACTTACTTGACTAAAGAGATAGTTGAGAAGCTGTCTGAACGAGGAATAGTGTTTGTATTCCTAGGTCGAGTGGCTAGGCAGTACGCCAAGTATGTTGATCTGAGAAACAACCAAATACTTGAATACTCACACCCCAGTCCCATGGGTTTAATAAGTAAGAAACAAACATTCAAAGGTTCGCGGTTGTTCAGTACCGTCAATGCCAAGCTTGTGGAGAATGGTCTCAGTCCAATAGATTGGAGGCTCTGATGTTTGAACGAGGGATGAAGCTGTTTCTCAAGTATAAAGAAGTGTACCTTGAGGTTCAATACTTAGGGATCATTGCTAGGTCAGATGGAACTATTTTTCATGTGGTCGAAGAAGACCCTGAAAAGGTCTATGTGACCTCTGAGAAGAACCTGTCAAAAGAACCCGGACCAGCCTTGACACTTAGAGCAGTTCCAACCAAGAAACGTAAGCCTCAATTAGAGCTAAAAGCCGCTAAGTACTAATTTCAGGCTACTACCCTACCGGGGTAGGTAAAATAACGCACCAGTGAGCTTCCCTGCGGCTCTGAGAGGCATCCTATTAGCGACCTAACCCCCTCCGGAGTAGACATTTGGCAACAAGTTTATGATATTTGTCATCCAGTGTGGAAAAGGCCCCCGTTTATTGATGATGGTATTTGTACCAAAGAGCAATACACCGAGGCTTGGAATTTAGTTTATTCTACCTATGAAACGTACCCTGTACTAAAGAAGGGGAACCCAATGAAGAAAGGAACAGAGAATAGCATGAAAGTAATAGAAACTAAAGAAGAGGACGATAAAGTCCTACCGTTTAAACCTAAGTTGATTACGGGTGGCAAAGGTCCACCTAGTGATAATTGGTTAGTAGATTTGAAGGTTGGTTGTGTGTTCTTGTGTAAGAATAAACAACCCGGTGCATTTGCATTAGCTCAGTTTCATGTTGAACAAAAGATTGAGAATGCTATTATGTTGATGAGCAATCTTCATAATGGACCGGAGGAATTCATATGGGTTGATCCCACTAACTTCTGCAATGTGTACAAGCTTGTGGCGAAGTTGTATGAACCCGACGAGGAGTAATCGTAATGCGTATTCTCACCGGTATCTTCCTATCAGCACTGGCGTTTAATGCAGTTCACGCGGAAGGACGGCCGGCCGGTTGTCCCTCTATGTGGTGCGGGTGTTATCTACGTCATCAGCTGGGCATTGAAGACCCAGCGTTCAACTTAGCATCACGTTGGGCTAGCTACGGCAGCAGAGCAAACCGTCCTGGCGTAGGAGAGATTTATATTATTCCACATCACGTAGGAAGAATTACCGGGTACGAAGGTGGACAATGGATTTGTACCGATGGTAATTGGAGGAACACAATCCATACAGGTCCGTGTAACCTTCGGGGTACGTACGCATATCGTAATCCATATTGACAACAAGGAGTAACCAGAGTACTATGACTGTTATACCTGTAGATCAAGCTACCTGGAGTACCTTAGTAATGCTAAGGGATAGTATAGGCTTTATGAAAGAAAAAGATAGAACTAAGTATTCTTTAGCTATTGACAAAGAAGAAAGATTGTATAAGTATATGATTGAAGAAGTCCTAGAGAAGAAAGTAGCTTAGAGTATTACGCTTGAAAACTATTGTAATAGATATTGAAGCGGATCGTCTAGTTAACCCTACAACTATACATGTTATAGTTTGTAAGGATATTTCTTCTATGGATGTGTCTATCTTTAGGAACCTAACCAACGATGACAAAGAAAAAGAACGTTTTAAACAGTTTGCGTCAACTGTCACTACTTGGGTTGGTCATAACTTTCTTGGGTATGATTATCCTGTCCTCTATGATCTTATCAGTCTTAGAGTGGACAACATTGTACCGCATTCCCTGGATACTCTCATCCTGTCAAAACTGGTTGACTATTCTAGAGAAGGCGGACATTCGATTGAAGCATATGGCCGAGAGTTTGGATTAGAGAAAGGCAAGTTCTCAGACTGGTCTAAATACTCTCAAGAGATGGAGGACTATTGTGTCAGAGATGTGGAAATCTGTCATAGGATTTATAATAAATACATCAGGATTATTTCTGATGACATATGGAAGCCTGCAATACTACTGGAACACCACTTCCAGTTGGTGGTTAATGAGCTTCACAATGCTGGCTTTTGTTTTAATAGTAGACAAGCTCGTGAACTGTTGCAAACTGTTCAATCAGAACTTCAAGGATTAGACGAAGAGATACTAAAACAATTTCCTCCTAAGCTTAAGTTGATTAGAGCGATTACGCCACGGAGGACTAAACATGGAACGCTTAATAAGTCTGATTTCAGATTTGTCAAAGATGGTGATCTTAGTGAGTATAGCGGTGATCCTTTCAGTCTGTGCAGTTGGGTCCCTTTCAATCCTAGTTCACATAAGCAACTCATTGGCGTCTTATCAGCAGCTGGGTGGTCCCCCACTGATCGAACACAGACCCATGTAGACACAGAAAGAGAACTACAAAGACTTAGATACTCTAAAAACCGCGATAAGTCGGTTGACTTACAACAAACAGAATTGTATAATAGGTTATTAGAATTAAGGAAGAGTGGTTGGAAGATCAACGAACAAAACTTAAGTACATTACCTAAGAGTGCTCCTGCCCCCGCACGCACTCTCGCCAGACGGATCTTGTTAGAAGCAAGGCGCAGGACCTTGACCGAATGGCTATCCTTGGTTCAGCCCGACGGCCGTATTCATGGCAAATTCTATGGCCTCGGAGCGTGGACCCACCGTATGGCTCACCAGCAGCCTAACACGGCTAACATCCCCACTGACGTGAAGTTATACGGCAAGGAGATGCGTTCACTCTGGCAGGCACCTAGCAATAGGTTGCTTGTCGGAGTGGATGCAGAAGGTATTCAACTTAGGATCTTTGCTCACTACATCGACGATAAGGAGTTCACTGATGCTCTTGTCAAAGGACGCAAAGAAGATCAGAGTGACCCTCACTCTCTCAACAGAAGAATTATTGGGGCTATTTGTAAATCTCGACAAGACGCCAAGCGGTTTATCTACGCGCTGCTGCTTGGAGCAGGTTTGGGAAAACTTGCTCAAATCCTTGGATGTTCAGAAGCCGAAAGCCGAGACGCTCTGGAACGTATACTTGACAGATATACCGGCTTCAAGTATCTTAAGGACACGATCATACCGAAGGATGCTAAGACAGGCTGGTTCCAAGGGTTGGACGGCCGCTCAGTTAAAATTCCTGGCGATACAACTGGCGAGCGAAAGCATCTATGTATGTCTGGGTATCTCCAAAATGGAGAGGCGATTATCGTCAAGCGAACAGTTAATCAAACGATTGAAAAACTACTTGCCGACAGAACAGATGCAATTCTAGTTGATGTAGTTCATGACGAAGTTATCTTTGAAGTCCCAGACAAAATGGTTGGGAAGCATGTGTTAAAGACATTCTGTGATACTATCGTAGAGGTAGGTCAGCAACTAGGACTTAAGTGTCCTTTAGCAGGAGACGGCCACATTGGAACCAACTGGTCCGAAATTCATTAAATGGATAAATTGTTTAGGGGAGATTAAAGAAGACCCCGTGCGAATACAAAGAGCAATAGACTATATTGAGGAGTACGAAAATGAAGAGCTTCGAGATTGATTATACTTATGACATTGAGGAATACGGTGTCGTAGAGTTGGTTGCAGATAGTATTGAAGAGGCAGAAGAACTGGCCTTGAGCAACATTAAAGAATTATATCCTGATATTAAGAACATAGTCATTGACGGTGTTCGACAAAGCAACGGAGCTAATAAGAGCTAATGACTATAGAGAAAACCCAGTACAAGAAGACTAAGCACGTATTTGTGCAGGGGAAAGTCAAGTGGTGTAAGACACAGGCCCCCAATAAGTATGGGAACTGGTCTACAGACTTGTATCCCACAGCTGAGTCTCGTATTATATTAGAAGAATTGAAGAGCGGTGAAGCTGGTATTAAGAACGATTGGAAACACGATGATGACGGGGACTTCATGTCATTTAGTCGTCCGACTCAGAGAGTTTACAACGGGAAAACTGTTGGCTTTGCACCGCCAGAGGTTCTCGGATCCGACAATAATCCCCTACGCGATGTACTTGTGGGCAACGGAAGCGATGTTACACTCAAATTGGAGGTCTATCCATATCGAGGTGGAAAAGGAACAGCAGCCAGATTGATGGCAATCAAGGTTGATAACCTAATCCCATTCGAGATACGTAAGGACTTTGACGAAGATCAGAAGAAGCAGATTGAAGGTATTACAGAAGTTCCTTCACAACCGTTATTCTAATTAATTCATTGTCGCCTTGGAACAGCCGGTAGGCACTGGCCAGATAAGCCTGAATGTGAGCCATTGTGGATCATTCGCCGAAAGCATAGAACCTGCGAAATGAAGTCGCTGCCCAGGTGTCCAATCCGTGAGGCGCGATCTACCTACATAGCTGAGGCAACGTATAGCGTCCCGTCTATGTAGACAGCCATCCCGTACTGTGGCCCTTAGTACGGAACTAGGGCTCTAACACTACACCCGCCGTTCACCGACGTGAGAGAAGGATAGTTTGACCTCAAAGGATACTGTAACTTGAAACAGGCCGTGCAAGTCGGCAGGGTTAAACACCGGGAACTGTACTACGTAGTCCGAGCCAATCGGGGCCTCACCCCGATAGTAGTAAGCAACAGAGTGTCTCCTGACTGTCTGTGTAGGCAGTTACAGTAGCCTTAGGGTGAAAGTACGAGCTAGCTCTAAATCAGTACCTGACGCAGCTGATGATCTGTATGATGGCCGAGAACATGTCCTGCTGTTAGAGAGGTGTGTAACTCCCTCCCCAACTTAGGTTGGTTCAACTAGGCAGCTGTAGCGTGGGACAGAGGCAACTGGGGTGCAAGCCAGTACGACGTTGGACGCCACCCAACTCAGCAGATAACCTGCCGGTACGCAAACGACGGTTGAAGTATCTGACCTACCCCTTGAAGGAAGGACAGTAACTCAAATCAAAGCAGGTCTCATTAGCCTGTGTAGATGCGAAGCACCAGGGTAAGTAACCCACAACTAGGAAATAGGCGACCCGATCACTTGCCAGACTGCCCGGTAGTCAACCGGTGTGTGACGAAGGTAAGCTTATTAGCGGGATTAGGATCACATTCGCAGCAAAGCCTCGTATGGAGGTGAGCCTTTGGAACCCTCGCGAGAAGAACCCCATTGCTGCTAGTCAGTCATGACCTACGAAGGTAGGCTGAATAGACGAAGGGAAACACTCGGAGATCAGAGTGAGCATCGCAGAGCACTATCTCACACAGTGCGTTGAAGCATAGCTTCCTGCAGCATGGACGTTATCTACTATTCTTGTTTCCACAGCCATGAGGAGAAACAGAATGTGTATCTACCGTCTAGCCCCCAAACGTCCACCCTAAATGAACCGTATGTCTAGGAGTAGAATGTTTATTAAAGATTTAAGAATGGAGCAAATCCATGAATTGGAACCAACAACAGACTCCGTACTGGTATACCAATCCCCCTATGCCGATGGGATACATGCCAGTGCGTAGAGACGATGAGGATATGGTTACCTACCTACGTAGGGCACGAAGAGAAATGAAGGAACTGGAAGAAGAATTTAAGTCCGAGAAGAAAGAGGACAAGAAGAGGTCAGGCAAAGGTTTATCAGCTGTTGATATCTTCTTGATCTTAACATTAGCATCACCAATCATTGGGCCGCTGTACATGTACGCGGTAATCGCAGGAGCTAGGCACATCTCAGAGATGCTGTCCGCAACATTACATTGAACATCAAGACTTTAATAGATGACATATACGCAACAGTGGAGAAGAAGGATGGTTGGTTTCACCCAGAACTTTCTGCAAGACTATCCACTGATATTGCTAGCCGCCTCTCCACACAACTCGGAGAAAGTACCCAACGAGCTACGCTTAGGCTGTCGCAGATGGGTCCGAGATGTCCTCGCGCTCTCTGGTACTCAATCCACAATCCGGAACTGGCAGAGAGCCTGCCGCCTTGGGCAGAGATTAAATACTCGTTTGGCCACATCATCGAGGCTCTTGCCGTAACACTAGCCAAGGCATCTGGACACGAAGTCACAGGAGAACAAGATGAACTCGTCGTGGATGGGGTCGTCGGTCATCGTGATTGTGTCATTGATGGGTGTGTGGTTGACGTCAAATCTTCTACTAGCCGTGGTTTTCAAAAGTTTAAGGAAGGCACGATTAAAGAGGATGATACTTTTGGGTATCTGGATCAATTGGATGGGTATCTTGTCGGCAGTCTTCAAGACCCTCTTGTTCGGGTGAAGGACAAAGCATATCTATTGGTAATAGACAAACAACTAGGACATATGTGTTTATATGAGCATACCATCAGAGAACGTCATATCAGAGATCGTATTGCAGAATATCGACAGCTTGTGGCAAGAGCTACAGCTCCAGCTTGTACCTGTGAAACTGTCCCTGACGGAAAGTCGGGAAATATTAAGCTTGGAACAAAAGCTAGTTACTCTGCTTACAAACATATATGCTTCCCGCTTCTTAGAACCTTCCTCTATGCCTCAGGACCAGTCTATCTCACCCACGTCGAACGAAAGCCAGACGTAACAGAGATTGACTCCTCAGGTAACATAGTGTATAATTAATCATGTCTGGAAAATATGGTAGTGGCGAAGACGGCTCAAACATTGAAGTACAGAAATTCTTAGGTCGTTGTCACTTATGTGGTGAGATGATCTACGAAGGATATAAATGTGGTTATATGTTTCTGTTTGGGTGTCTAGTTAGATTAAGAGCAATTAAAGAAATTGAAGAAGAAGTTAAGAAATCGTTTCGAGACCAAGATTGATAAACAGATCAAACGATCTAAACTCATTTATGCTTATGAGGGAGAACGATGGCCATATGTTTTGGCTTGTCACTACATCCCCGACTTTGATATTATTACTCCAAACGGGCATCTATACATTGAAACAAAAGGATACCTCAGGCCGGAGGATAAACGTAAACTGGCCGCAGTTAAACGACAGCACCCGGATAAAGATATTAGAATTGTGTTCTATTCTCGCAACAAATCCTATATTCGATGGGCTGAAAGAAATGGTTATAGATTTTCAATAGGCAGTATTCCTAAAGAATGGTTAATCGGATTATGATTACAGACCCAGAAGATGAGTTTTATAACTCACATACATTTTATATGGAAGTTACAGGAAGAGCTTGGCGCTGCCGATGGTGGTGGGGCTTTGGAGCAGGCTTCATAGCAGCTTCAACGATATGGATACTAGTTGTCTATCTCTTACCCACAAGCTGAACGTATCTTAGGTACGTACTCTCTAGAAGAAATCTACGAATGGAATGAGTTAACGGAAGAAGAAGTTCTGATCCTATTAGTAGAACATGAGTTAATAGAATTGCCTAATCCTAGACCTGTCGATTTGGAGAACTAAGATGTACTTCGGTCCCCCAGCCTACTGAAAAAGAATGGTCTGTTTGGTGCGAGAAGATTAAACACATCCGCGAGTCTTGGAAAGATACTTGGTGGGCTAGTTCATGGACTCAAGACATGAACCCAAAGAAGATTAACTTTGATATCAACGATCACGGGTATATACTAGCAAGCCAATATTATAATGATAAATAAACACCCTGCCAGTAGGGCAGAGAGACTGAGACTTAAAGTTGAGAAAGATCAAAAGAAAGCAAGCGAAGAGCGCGCCAGTAAAGTTCGGCGACGCCTCATCCGAGAAAGATACAAAACAGAGGAAGCCAGCAATGAACTCCGAGCTGTCAGTGTCAATCGACAACATCAAGAGTTGGATTGAAACGGGTATGAAGTCTATGTCTACCATCGAAGATGATCAGGGCATTGAACTCCCGTGGGAACTCCCATTCATTACAATCAAAGTTATTAAAGAGGAGGCTACTGTTCACTAATGGCTAAGGGGGCAAGAGACTACAAAAAAGAATATAGAGACTATCATGGTACAAAAGCTCAGAAGCTTCGCCGTGCTGACCGAAATAAAGCTCGTAGAAAAGCTCTTCGGGATGGAAGAGTCCACAAGGGGGACAGTAAGGAAGTTGACCATAAGGGAAGTCACCGGACGGGTAGACTCAAGAATGTATCTACACGTGTGGTATCTCGTAAGTCTAATCGTTCACGGCAACCCAAGCGGTCTTAACTAATGCATTTTTATAAAATGAAAACGCCCACAAACAAAGGTAATAGATACAGCTATAGCCTATGGATTGGGTCATTCATATTTAACATAGTTTACTTTAGTATATTTGCGAAAGGAAAGAAAATGAATGCGCAGATTTCTAAGCAGATGGTGGAAGCTCATGACGAGCTGGCCACTGCAGACGCCGCCCTCAAAGGCAAGCCCTTCCTCGACGAAAAGGTCGAAGCACCTTTCATACAGACGGAAGAGCATACCGGCACCGAAACCAAACCGGTCCTCAACTAAGAGTGCTCTGCACTCCGGATTGTCAAGAGACAATCTTAGCATGTTTACCCATGTGATGTAGATTACATCACATATACAAAAGGCCCTCAGCAATGGGGGCCTTTTCTTTTGGGAATTATCATGATGACAAGTATACAAAGACTCAAACAACGAAAGCACGCGAAAGCTAGAAAGATGAAATCTTTACAACAACTACAATTGGAGTGTCTGAGAGATGTCGATCATTGCTTAGACCTTTGCGTTAACCCGCCGGTCATTCAATGGTCAGGCCCGCTTGAGTGGTATACACCTTGTGTGCAGACCCAAGAAAAGGAAACTACAATGGAAAGCTATGCCCAAGCTACGGTCAATGCCCCCGTCTATACAGACGAGGCTCGTGACTATCTGCTCCACCGTCTGTATGACGTGCGTTGCACGCATTACGAAAAGCTCCATAAGGACTTCAACACCGACGGCTTCAGGCCCAAGGACGCCAAGGAGATGGCGAAGTGGTTGAAGGAAGGCTTCTATACCGTCAAGACCCCCAAGGAAGACGACGAAGACGAGGCTGACGGATACTTCTACTGGGATACCTATTTCTCATGGGGCAAAGAGAAGCCGGACATGAAGGGTTACCGTGCCGCTTCGGTGAAGCTGGAAGAGAAGTACGAGGATGCCAAGACCACTGTCTACGTCGTCACTGACGAGGCTGCTCGGTTGAAGGCTCTGGAAGACTTCAAGGCCGCTACGTTCCACTAATAATAAGAAACCACTTGTGTGTAGCTCAAGTGTAGAGTCCCACATTTATGGATCGACGTGATTCGACGCGAAAGCGTGGGAGGTCCGGCTTAACGACCCGGCACACAAACTAAAAGCCCGGTGGCCTTACGGCTGCCGGGCTATTTTTGTGTCTAGTCTAGAATTAGCTTAGTTAAGCAGTAGTTTTATCTCTTGTATAATCCTAGCATGAACACTGGGATCAATGTCTGCCTCAGGGTGTGTATCAGAATTAGTTACGTATGTAACATGCCCTGTAAGTTTTCTACTACCTAGCCCACCTGTCTCTATGACATTAATGTTATAAAACTCTATTGCCTTCTTAACGTTAGCGCCAATAGACGCGGCATCTTCATATAAAGTAGGCTGTATTGCACACAATAGATCTACGTGAGAAAGAGCTTGTGCCATATAGGTTACATTATTAGCTCCCATGGAATAACCGATCAAAACAATCTTCTCGACTGTCCATGTCTTTGTATCAGCTACCGCTGTCTCCCATTCGGACTCATCATATGGACCACGTACAGTAACATCTGGGATAGCTTTAATCTGTGTTGCTAATTGAGCCATACCTGGACTAGTAGTTTCGCCACCTAGACCATATAACATTTCAACTATTACTTTAGCCATTTAAGGATTTTCCTTTAAGTAATTCATAACGCGTTTCCACATTAAATCATCTTCGGGTCTAATGTCCCAATTCTTCTTTGGATCTGCACCACGTTTAATATCATCTCTGATAGCATTTAATGCTTCTGAGGGGCGATCAAAACCTAGATTGTCTAAACCTTTTATAGATGTTAAAACATCCGTTGGAATAGTACCTCTACTTACAGGGCCTAAAAGTCTGTTTCTAATCTCTTCAAACTTGGCATTAAAATCTTCTTGAGTAGGCCAATCAGGTTCTTTGCTTTCTAATTGCTCTGATTTTACATTCATATTAGCAGGTTTGTTTATTACTCCCGGACCTGGGCTAACTCCATGCCCAAGCATCTGTGTACCCAGAACATCCATCTGAATTGGAGGATGAGTTTCATTCTGAGCTAATTTAGTCTCCACTAATGTCGAGTCGGGTTCTTTATTTTTAAAGTATTCTCGCATCTCTTCCATTGTATGGTGTTTAAGATTAGTAGGCCCAGGTGTGAAATACCAATGCTTGTCTATGTTATCCCAATGTCCAGCACCACCATCGTTGTATTTACTTTCATCTGAGAAAGTAATGTGATTAGGTTTCTTATAGGTATCGGGCCAATGACCTTGTGCATTAGGTTTTATACCCGCAGCTTTAGCAGCATCATAATCATAATCATCTGAATTACCTGCATGCACCCCTTCGCTTTCATCTAATCCATACCTAGTAGTATGAGCATCTAGGTGTCTGGGTTTATCAGAGGGTTCAGCAGCTATGGTAGCAGCTTCACGCATATGTTCCTTATACTTCTCATGACCATCCACACCCCACTTAGCTATAGAAGCAGCAGTCTCTACAGAGGTAGCTACCTTATGGGCTTCTGCGTAAGCATCGGAGGGTTTCATACCACCCTTAACCAGATCATTCATATAAGGTAACTCAGTACCTTCGTGTAGCTTTAATAGCTCTTTCTCATCATCGTTAGTCTTAACTCTAGAGTCTATAGCCATCCCATACATCTTACCGTCAGCATCCATCAGGGCAGAAGCTACGAGAGGTACATGATGTGCCTGATCTATCAGTATCCCTTGTTTATTATCATTAGCCGGATCAGACAGAGGTTTCAAAAGAGGGTGTTGGTTTGTTAGTTGATTTGCAGGAGAGTTTAAATATTGTTTAAAACTCTTCATCTGCTCTGGAGTCAGAGTAATAGGCCCCGAAGGCTTGTCAGGAAAGTCAATTACATCGCTGGCTACCTGAGTATCCTTTGAACTATTTAACTCACCAGTGGGCTTCTCTATGTCACTGCGCGGCATTGTAGCAGAGCTGGACTGGCCAGTGTTGAT